ACTTTGCCAACCTGGGAAATAAGAGTATTTACTACTAGGGGAACTAATCCAAGAAGAATCATTAGTTACAGCAGAACTAGATCCTATAAATCCAATAGTAGATCCATCATCACCATTATAGATGCTATTAGCAGCATAAAAATTAAAATACTGACTCCCAGTCCTAGAAATCATTACTGACCACCATTCTCCATCAAAGAAAGGTAGATAAATACTAGCTGAAACAGTTGGAGTTGCTAAATTAGGAATAAATTTTAAAGTACCATATTGATAATAAGGACTAACTATAGAACCTGAATATGATCCTGTAGCAAATCCTGATCCAGTATACTCTAAAACTACAGCACTATAAGAAGTAGCATTATCATTTAATACCCATAAACTTTGAGAAGGAGCACTTATAGCATTGTTTACCGCTCCTGATGAACCAGATGATGGAAGTTTAAATCTAAATTGGATAGTATTAGGAATATTATTTAAGGAATTCCAGTTACTGTTAAGTTCCCATCTAGAAGTTATACTATCTTTATTAGCAGGAGCATCAGCACAATAATTATATCTCTGCTTGTAATAATCCCAGTCATTTGATTCATCTTTATCTTTACCACCAAATTCAGCTACTCTTAAAATAGTACTAGGAATACCATAAACTGTAACAAGATCTTGTAAACCAACTGTTGTACCTTTTTTCTTTAAAAGAAGTGGTAAGTTGTGGTATAATCTCTTGTATGTTCCTTTTTCAATATCTTCTAATGGGACAACTTGGTTAGAAGCTGAGATAGATGAATTAATATATTCAAACCCTGTAGGAGTAGGTAAAGAACCTGTCATGTAAGGGAATGGGAATAAACTACCTGAGGGAGTAACACCTAAGAGTGCAGTGTATAAATCAGCAGATCCAAAACTATTTTGGTAAATCTTTAAACCAAGGTCTCTTAAAATATCCGCTACTAAATCCTTTGAAACACCATATTGTAAGCGGTTATCAGCATTAAATTTATTTGTAACATCTTGATAATAAACCCAAATGTTATCAAACATTTCACCCAACATCTCAATAAATAACTCATATTCAGCATTTGCTGGATCATTTCTTAAAAATTCAGGAATAGAATTAATAAGAACATTATTATTGTTTTCATCAAAAACCCCAGCTACTTCAGATTGAGATACAAACCAATTCCAACCAACACCAGGATTTGTAGTTGAGGCATTTATGTAAGGGTATTCAGAATTAAGTTTAGGCCATGCTGTAGAAGCCGAAGAGTAATATAAATAATAATCATAACCATCAAAAGTAGTTATAATTTCATTTATTTTATTATTCCAAATTTCAGCATTACTTATAACATTAGTAGGAAATGGGATAGCAGTTTCTGCTAAACTTGCACTATAAGTATATTCTTCAATTAATTGTAATTTATAGTAAAAATTTTCTAAACGAGTTAACGCTGAAGAAAAGTATATAAAATTATTATAATCTGAGTAATCTACATTTATTTCAATCCCACGTTCAGCTAAAATGCTATTAATTTGATATTGTAAATTTTCTGATCCTGTACCGTAAGATGAAGAAGTTAAAGTATTATAAGTTGTATACTCTGTAGAATTATTTATTTCATCTTTAATATCTAGATTTATATTAGGACCTTTTAAATAAATATTTTCATCAGTTAATTCAAAAGTTTGAGTAATATTTATATTATAAGCTACAGGATTAGCAATTTCTGTAACAACCCAACACTCATCCTTTAAAATAAAATTAATTGGAAGAGGTTCATATAATTTAACTAATACTGTAGGATCTTCTGGATTAGAAGTATCCAATAGCATATTATTAGCTATTAAAAGTTGATTATCTCCAAAATTTAAGAAAAAATCAAAATATACCCCTATACTATTTTGTATTTGAGAAATTAACGAATTAGCTCCGTTAATTAGATCTAAATTTGAAATTTGAGTAGTATTTAATCTAAGCTCAGTCCTATCAGGGCTAATTTGATCAATATACAATCTTTGAAAAAATGAACTTGAAAGTTCATTATTTAAAAAATTATAAACAACATTATACTGACCTTCTTCATATCCAGCTTTTTCAATATCTCCCTCAGGATTAAGAATTACTTGACCATCTATAATATTGTAACTATCAAAATTTATTTCATTGCTAAATATAACATTATTATTAAGGTTATATATGTAATAGGCAACATAGTTTTTTAAAGGATCAAAAGTAGGCTTAATTGTAAAATTTACAATAAGATTATCATCCTGGTTTGAATAATCTTGATATTCAAATGTAGTGGGATTTATTGGATTTAAGGTTACTACTTTAGCCATTAACTGATGATGTTATTGAACTTAATAATTGTTGTTGCAAGTCTAAATTTTCTTGTCTTAACTGAGTAATTTCATCGATTAGAGCCTGGAGTTCATCATTTACTACAGATGTAGTACCAATGTATTCTTGGCTAGTCTTGATAAGATACTCATGAGAGTTTGTTTCTCCAAATTTGGGTATATCAAAGAATAACTGATTGTAATAAGTAAAGAATTGATCTACTGAAGGAAGAGTTGAGCCTGTAGGGGTAGTAGCAGGTTGTACAAGTTGAGTAAATGAAGTATCAATTACCTTTTGGTATTGATTCTTATCATAGACTTGTTTAGTTAACTGTGCTTGTTGAGCCATTACCCATTAATAACTTTAAAATTATAGTTGCTATCAAATACTCTAGTAGTACCACCAATAGTGGTCTGAATTAGGATAGTATAATATCTTTCAGGCTGTAAACCATTCATATAAACTGTAAAGTAACTAGAAGTAGCATCAGCACTTAGTTTCGTATAGGTTGAATCAAAATCTACTATGTACTCATTAGTATCTAGATCCTTTATAGCCCAATAAGAGGCTGTAGGTAAATAGTAATTAGTTGTATAGATAGAGGCAGTTTGGAAAATGATTTGAGGGAATTGAGGACGACAATCTACTCTAAACTGTTGAATACTTGAAGAATAGAAGAATCCTTCATTATTCATTATAGAGATATAAGCTTGTGGATCACTTATAATAGTTTGGGTAGAAGAACCTGTATTAAAAGTAAAATCATTCCATTTTATCTCTAAAGTAGGAGGATAAATAGTATGAGTATCTACTGAGTAGTATTGAAGTACAGGTTGAATAGGTGGGTTAGGATTAAACTCAATGGCATTTTCCCATTTAATTAAGAATCCTTCATTAGCTATATTTGTAGCACTGCCTATAGCATTTGAACTACTATACCAAGCAGATACAATCCCTTTAACAGGAGCATTTAAATCTTTATCAGAGCGATAATTAAATACTTGACTTGAAGTTACAGGTAAAGTATGAGTAGAACCTGTAAACCAAGTTCCACCTCCTGTATTTGATCCTGAGTAAGAAGCTGTTGTAAATGGATATGGTGTAAGATTAGTTGGCCATGTAGTACCATTAACAAAAGTTCTCCATTTCCAACTCACACCATTAGTAGCGATAGGATTATCTAGGTATTTACCTGTCCCCATAGTCCAAGAACCTGAAACTGGGTAAACTTCTAACTGGTAATCTGTGTCAACACTTTGGGCAGTGGCTATAAATAGTCTTAAATTAGCGGTCCAATCTGAGGTTTTTACAAGACCAGTGAATGTATTATTGATATCACCTTGGTTAAACTTAATTAATGCCCTTGAAACTTGTGGATTAGTATTTGTTGAGAGATTTAAGTTACCTGCCTCTAATATCTCATCTAACCCTGTATTCATAGCAGGGAACAATGAGTACATTGTAGCGTCTTTTTCTGGGAAAATTTTATATACTGCCATTGTCTTATAAGTTTACTACTCTACCTTGAATATCAGTGTTAGGATATTTTACTTCAAAAATCATAGGATCAAGTGAAGGATAAACAACTCCATTAATTGTAGCTCCTGTTATATCATAAGCGTATGGTGAATATCCTAAATTAGTACCTACTTTATTAGAGAATGTTAGATTTTTTACTGTTTGCACTCCTTCAACATTATCAAGAACTACATAAACATCTCTTAAAATAATGGGTTCATTAATCTGCCAATTTTTAATAGCAAAAAAATCTTGCATTGCTAAGATACATTTTGTGAGTACTTCATTTGAATTGTAATTAGGAAGTACTATAATGTCAAAGTTTACACCAATATTTATAATAAATGCATCTTTAATATTAATAGAATCATTCACCATTCTATATTGAGAAAGGTATGTAGATAAATTTTGTTTAAGAGCTATAGATGCTGTAGTCAATTTAGATTCATTATTAAAAGAAAGAATATACAAATCTAATACAGAGGCTGCAGCACCTGAAGCTACTGATTGAGCCTTAGTAGGTTCAATATAGGCTTTAGAGATGACTCCAAATTTAGCAGGCATTGATAATGCTCTTACTAAATAATCATCTTGAGTTACGTTACGTAATTGAGTTGCAAAATTTGCCGAAGCATTTTGTCTAAGTTCCTCAATAGAATCCCCATCTCCACCTCCATCTGCAGCAGCTGGGTTATTAACTGCTAAAGTTCCAAAAATATAATTTGCGGTATTAGCTGCTAAATTAGTATTTAAAAATTGTATATTACCACTAGTGACCTGATTTATAGTATTAGCAGGTACATTGGCACTAACTCCTCCACCTGTCAAATATCTAACAGTTAAAGTGGTATTAGAAGGGGCAATACCATAAGTTTTAGTAAATACAAAGTTTGAAGGAGCAAACGCTGTTGTGAGCTTATCTATTTCAAATGGTAAACCTAAACCAACATTATCAGGGTTGGGTAATATTTCTTCATCAGTATCAGCTGAAGTTCCTGCTCCAAATTGTAATTGAAGGGTAGTACTATTTAAGAAACGAGATGTAAATCTTCTTTGTATTCCTTTTAATTGTAAAAGATAAGGAGTATCACCTTGGTATTGTGATAGATTAGGATCATTTACATTAGTATTTTTAATAGAATCAAATACTGTGTCTTGAGCTAAATAATCTACTTCATACCATTTATTACCATCTGAGTCTATTATATCTAAAATACCTACAATGTTAGGAGAAGATATTTCAATTGTAGCAAATTGTTGAGGAGTTGTAAATGTAAATGTTGTAGAATTAATATTAGATGAAATAGCTTTACGTGTTTTTTTTAATAGGTAAAAATTAATAGTATTACCTGTTGTTTGATACACAGTTACTTCAGTAGGATCTCCTGAAGAGGAAACACTAAAGTCAATAGGATCTTCTATAATGAATGATACACTTCCTGAAGCTGAGGATACTACTGTTGTATTTTCAGGAATATATAAAGAATAAGCAAAATCAGGTGTGTTATAAAGTATATTAGATGGAACTTGTTGGTAAAAATCTACATCAACTGTAGCAACTTGGGTTACATTTGGTTTGTAACCAAACATATAAGCTAGCTCATACAAATTATTAGTTTGACGAGCATATTGTAAGAAGTTCTCTTGAATTTGGTTATCAAGGTAAAATGAAAGAACATCACCTACATAGGCGGCCATTTCCATAAACATCATACCTGGTGATGATGGAGAGAAATCATTATATGTTGTAGGGAAATAAGTACGAGCATAGTTAATTAAACTTGCTCTTAATTCGGTAAAATCCTTATTTAAATATTGTATGTTACGTCTTACAGCCATTAGTTAAATGCAATTTGTATTTCATCTGATATAGCGGTATCCACAACATTATATTTGATAGATACAGTTATAGTATTATAATCTGGGTCTTGAAGTATTTCTAGATTGTAAACACGTACATTTGGGAAATATATGTTTAACTTACTTTGTACATCTTCTTGTAGAGTCTCCAGGGTATTTGAATTAATTTGTTCAAAAATAAAACTTCTTAAACCACCTCCAAATATAGGATTAAGATATCTTTCACCAGGTTCAGTTAGAAAAAAATCAATAAGATTATTTTTAATAGCTGTTTGAGTAGTGTAAGTAGAGTAAAAAACACCAGGAGCATTAAAAGGTATAGCTACACCAACAGCCGTTCCTGGCTTGGTATCAATTGGAAATATCTTTTGCGCTCCGAATGCCATTATTTTTTATTCATTAAGCCCATAATCATATCTAAGCCTACATTACCTTCAGGTAACTTTGAACCTTCACCAGTTGTATTCATACCTGGAGCTACTTGTAAAGTATTAGCAGTCACACCCATTCCTCTAGCATCAGCTGAGTTAAATGAAAGAGTATCTTGTCCTCTTCTCATATCACCCATAATACTTTCCATCATAGCTCTTTTTTCAGCTGGTGATTTTGCCTGGGGTTGGGTAGTAGTTGCGTTAACAGTTACAGGATGCATTTGATAA